TTTCCTACTACAGCACGCGCCAGATATCGCAGATCAGGGCTAACTTTAAGTGCATCGGAATCAGCAACGGCTCTTAATGCTCGCACCATTTCAGTGTTTGAGCGCTCCAGGCTCTCAATCCGATCAGCGGCTTCCTTGAATAGATTGCAACGCTCGCAGTCGCAGCGCACATCTGCGAGTAGTTTCTGTTTGATGTCATCCATATTCAATCTCCAGTTCTGCTAAGAAGAAGAACACGCCAGCCGGCTATCCTGATGATCGGCTTTCTGTAGCCGTACCTCTCGCTGAATAGCGGCTTGTTGCGCGGCGATTTTAGAACCAATCCTATGCCGAAAATGCGAAACCACCATATGCCGCTGTTTCTGCATCCGTCGAAGCAAAATAGATTATTCGGCATCGCGGACCTCCTCGCCAAATTTCCCCGCAACCAGCGCCCTGCACATAGCCTGTAGCGCCGTATCCCCTGCATAGTTCTTGTACCGATATGCTCTCCACCGATGCGCATCTGGATAAACAGCTATACGATTAGCCTGTATAAGAGGTCCACCTGTAGCCCAATCTGTAGATGGCCTGAATGGATGACCAATTACGCCACCTACAATGCATACAGGTTCGCCATGAGCATCAACGCTGATTCGTGCATCCATGTGTAGAACCTTGGCTACGTAGTAGTCCAGATGAGCGCCCGAGAGTTCAGCGGTCTTCATATGGGCTCCTCAGTATTGAGTTTTAGCCACTTCTGAATCAATGTATCTACCGTCGATTCTGATTTCAGTCTCGAATGGCATCTTAGTTCCTAAACTGATGTGCTTGCCGAAGGTTTGCATTAAGTCCCACATTTGCCATTGACTCCAGCCATCAGCGTCCTCCTTTGGCGGTCGATATGGATATGGCGGCTCCCTGCCAGCAGCCTTCCAGAAAGCATAATGATCTTCGCGATGCAACTGCCTTCCATAGTCAGTAAGCTTTACATTGACGTAGTCATTTATGTTGAAGCGCATGTTCTGCTACTCCTTATCACACAATCAATCCTTCTTACCCCACGTCCGCTCTTTTCCGGTATCTGGGTTCCGTATCGTGACGCTTCCTATTCCAGACGCCACAAGGCCAATGATGATCAGCAGAATGAAGAGAAATCCTGCGCCAATTATTTTCAGAATCAAATCGCCCACGTTTCACGCCCTTTCTTCTTCGTTTGCGTAGAAAGACATTTCATAGCCACTCGACCTCGTTTTCACATGTGACAAGCCTTGGATGCGCTGCATTCCTGTCAGGCACAATCGGCACGCCTTCAAATGTCTTGAACTCACCATCTATCGAACAATATGCGTGGATGCCAAGATGATTAACAAGGTCGGCATATACGGCAGGATGCAACACGATCTTCTTCGGACGTTGGCCATGATGATCGCGGCAATGCCGATAGATTGCCTCACGCAGCATATCGACAGGACCGAGCGCAAGCGATTTGATGTTCATGCCTGCTTACTTCCCTCGTCGTTTGCGTAGAACCATCCTTCATCGATCCAATCCTCTGCTACGCATCTCGGCAATGGAGGATCAACGCGATACATCACGCCGCTCTGGCATACGCCTGTCTGACATGCGACTATCATGTGTTTTGTGATGTGCCCGTGATAAAAGGTCGTGTACACATCGTCGCCGACTTTGAACTTGGGTTCGCGTGAAGTCATGGTTTAATCCACATGGCTATTCCTTATAGAAGTCAACGCTTTCAGAGTAATAACCATTGGATTCACCTAACCATCTGATATCGACATATCCCTTGATGGTTGCGAACTTGTAGAATGTCCATGTGTAGCTATCCCGCCATTTTGGGTCGCCTTCATACTTAAAATCATCGGGATCATCTCCACTAGTGGCCTCTTCCGCCTTCAAAATCGGGCTCCCGATTAAATCATTTAAGTCGCCAACAATGGACTCGATAGACACATTCTCGCAACAGTCTTGATCGTGAGACATGACATATTTTTCGCCGTCAATGGTTTCAAAGGTGAGCATGTCATCACAATCATTCTTAATGACGCTAGATAATGTTTTCCCGATGAGATCGGAAACGATGCATCTTTTTGAATATTTGTACATTTTCTGTCCACTCCTATAATTTTCACGCGCCTTTTACGCAAATAACCTGCTTCAGTACATGGACAACTTCAATGAGGTCTATTTGGTTTTCCATGACATCATCAATGGACTTGTAAGCTCCAGGTATTTCGTCCAGCACAGCGTCATCCTTGCGGCACTCGACTCCTTCCGTCTGATTCTTCAGGTCTTCCACGGTAAAAGTCCTGCGGGCTTGTGCCCTGCTCATCTTGCGGCCTGCGCCATGGGAGCACGAACAATAAGACTCAGCATTACCTTTCCCGCGCACGATGTAGCTACGCTGCCCCATGGAGCCAGGAATAATGCCGAGATCACCTTCCCGAGCACGGATTGCACCTTTTCTCGTTACCCATAGGTTTCGCCCAAAATGATTCTCACGCTCGACGTAGTTATGATGGCAATTGATAGCTTCCTGCGTAATAGTGAAGTCGATATCGATATGCCTGCGCAGCGCATCTATTACCGTTTCCATCATCACTTTGCGGTTCGACAGTGCATAGTTTTGCGCCCACTGTACCGCGTCTATGTATGCATTGAAGTCATCAGTATCTTCGGGTAGATACGCTAGATCACCATCCGGCAGTGTGATGAAGAACTGTTCCATCTGGCGCTTCGCCTTGCTGATGTAATGCATGCCGATCATGTTACCAATACCACGCGAACCAGAATGCAGCATGATCCAGACATCCTGATTTTCATCGATGCATAGTTCGATGAAGTGGTTGCCTGAGCCGAGCGTTCCCATTTGAACATTTGCTTTATTCCATACGTCAGAACCCAATGGCCCTGCAACCGATTGCGGTAGCGGCCCGACATAACGCTTTGCTTCATCAATATCCTTGTGCCTTCCTCCAGCACCAAGCGGCACATCGCGCTCTATTTGACGGCGAATGTTTAGAAGTGAATCCGGCAAATCAGATGCCTTCAGCGACAAGCGGACAGCATTCATCCCGCAGCCTATATCGACTCCTACTGCGGCAGGGATGATGGCTTTATCTGTCGCAATGACAGTCCCAACAGTTGAACCTATGCCAGCATGAACGTCAGGCATACATGCGACACCGTTATTCGCGATAAAAGGCAATCGCGCCAAATTCTTGAGTTGCGCCAATGCTGAGTCTTCAACGTGATCCGTCCAAATCTTGATCGGCCTGGAGCCTTCTTCGCTAATAACCTGTTTCATTTCATTCCTTCGTTAAGTAATCAAAGATCCATATCCTTGCCTATCTTCGCCATCGATCTTTCTGCCGCCCTTACCGCCATTTCGTCCATTTCGCCTACAAGCTCCGTCACGTAGTCATGCAATCGCCGGTCGCATCGAACCTCGTTCCTTCCGGTTCCCTTGCACCGTGGGCATGGATCATCGGACAATATCTGCGGGTTCATCTTCAGCGGCTGGAATGCGCGCCCTTTGCATAACTCGCAGCGATCATTCAACCAATACGCGAGGGACAGCGCAGCGACCTTCTTTCGCGATATGTGCGGAGGCCAGTTGCGGATCACTGCTTTCTTTTCCACTATCTCCGTCCATTGAATAAGCAGAGTCTTGATGCTTGTGGTGTCATTGGCGAATTTCACGCGAAAAAGTAATGGGCCGAATTTCAGGCACAATGCAGCCGCCGTTAGCGGATCGGGATTTTGATGATAGATATCGTTCGTCAGGTCGGAACTGTCGCATGCATGGACATAGCGTTGAGCGAACTTCATTTAGGTATATTCTCTATTGATTGCGCAGTAGCTGATTCCCATGTCTGTATAGACAGTGGAGGTGATCTATTTATCCCCTGCAGTAAAGTGAAAATAAGCAGGATGATGATGGCGACTAGATATGCGATGGCGCGTTTCACTTCAACTTCTCCCGCCAAACATAGCTTTACCAATAATGAGAACAAAGAACAGCGTCACAGAGAACACGCCAAGGGTAGGATGCAGAAGATGCTCAGGTCCAGTAGGCCACAATTGCGGAGCAATCCAGCAATAGATTGACCACATACCCCACGCAAAAGCCGCGCCACAGACCAAACCGAATAAAATAAATGCCAAAACTGTGAGTAACTTTCCCATCAGATCAAACCTCCTCAATAAGCCATCCGCCGCCCTCTTTCATCGGCTTGGGAAAGCATAGAAAAAAACGGAACGGGTACATGGATGCGGCTATCTTTATCTTTGCCCATGAATCGTCCTGCACGATTGCCTTTGCGCCCTTTACGTCATGGGCCTGAAGCTCACCATTTGCCATCATTACGAAGAAATCAATCGTCAGGAACGTGTTATCTGCCAGCTTCAGTCTGATTCCCTCAAACCGATACCATGCGATATCTCCTGCTGCCTGCTGTGCCTTCAGATGATCGTCGTAGCGCTGCTCTGTCTTGTTCATTGCGCCATCTTTGAGCCGCCCGAGAGCCTGTAGCCGTTGCTTCGTGTTCGGCGCACACGGCTTTGGCGCTTCCTGCTTCTTCAGGTAAGCGTCTAACTGTTCAGACGACCATCTGATGGCTTTGCTCATATCGCCATCAGAAGTTGATAGTCACACCAGAATCGCCGCATTCAATACACGACTTCAGAAATTCGCGATCTTCTTCGTAAATTTGGTTTTCAGGTATTTTTGCCAATGCAATTTTCAATTCATCTTGCGTTAAGTACATAGAATCAAAGCGCTCTGCGTCAAGAGCAAAATATATTTGGCGTGGCTCTTGGTGGAATGAATAACGCACAAGAAACGCTACAGTCTCAAGCTGCTTTGGACAATCGCCAGAATTAATATCACCCTTATAAGCAAGTATGAAGTGATCCATATTTGTCGTCTCATTTCTTCCAGTGATTCAAAAGACCTTTAAGCCATACCAGCGTATAAAGCACACTGACGAAAAACATGCCATCCATGCTTGCATGCCACGTCGCCCATAGCCAGAACGGTTGCCCGAGCAATCCAACCACAGGAGCCCACTTTCGCACGCTCTCTCGCTTATCCTGCATCAGCAGAATGGCGAATATGCCGGTTAATGCGATGATGATTTGATCCATGGCCTTCAATTCTCAGAGATATGTAGTCCAGTAGTTACAACCATCACGCAGACATGTAGAGATTGCGGCATTGAGTTCCGATTCATCAGCGCACCATACCCATGATCCAGAACCGTCTGGATATTCCCATTCGATAATCACCGCACCATCAGGTATAGCATCCACCTTTTCACCATATAGATTTCTTGCTAAAACGCGATCAGACATTTCATTTCTCCTGAATGCGAGCGGACTCTCTAATTATCCGCTTACTTTTTCTTCGGCAATACCCAAAGTGGCGATTGAAGAAAAAAGTCTGAATCTAAAAAACTAATGGAAATATCTTCAGTCAAACTTTTATGATTTTGGTCTATCGCTATCGCGTGAAGTCTCTTAACGGTTTGCTTAATGAGCAGAGCCGTGCTGTAAATTTTGTTTGGAATTTTTGCAACGACACGCAGAAGCACGCTCTTAAATGGAACAAAAGATGGCCTTCCGGATATGATCTTGGCCATCTTGCGGCTGGTAGCTATAAGGAGCTTGGCCTCCATTCCGACACCATTGGAGCAGTATGCAATCGATACGCATCGTCTAGACAACAACGCAACAAGCCTTATCTTCGATATAGGGGAAAGAAGTCTCTTGGTTGGATTCCCGTAAGAGGGAGAGCCTTGAAAAGAGAGGGGAATGCGTTTAGGTTTTATGGAAACACATTCAGAGTTTTCAACTCCAGACCTCTGCCAGATGGGAAGATCAAGGATGGCACCAATTTTTCCAGAGACTCTCGCGGCAACTGGTTCCTTAATATCGTTATTGAGATTCCAGACATGCCTGAGCGAGATATCAATAAAGGCGTAGGCGTTGACCTCGGACTGAAGAATTTCGCGACCCTCTCTACAGGGGAAAAGATAGAGAATCCGCGCTACTTCAGAGCACTGGAAGAAAAACTCGCGAAGGCGCAAAGAGCGCACAAAAAGCGCCAAGTTACAAATATCCATGCCAGCATTACCAATGCTCGCCGTGACTTCCACCATAAACTCTCGTCTCGCATCGTTCAAGAGTTTGATTACATCGCTATCGGTGACGTAAATCCCACACGGCTCGCCAAGACCAGCAGGGCGAAGTCCGTTCGCGATGCAGGCTGGTCGTCCTTCCGTAATCAACTTGCGTACAAGGCTATTAAGCATGGCGCGATGTTTGAGGAAGTTGACGAACGTTTTACCTCCCAAGTCTGTTCGAATTGTGGCTCTATGCCCGAATCGAGGCCGAAAGGTATCGCAGACCTTGGAATAAGAAATTGGACTTGCAGTGATTGTGGTTGCGTTCATGATCGTGATGTGAATGCTGCTAAAAACATCCTGTCAAAGTTCAGTTTCCGATTGGGGCATCAATCGCCTGTAGAGGGAACTCCAGTTAGTTAGAACTGGGGGGATGCCAAAAAGTGGCTATGAACCACTCAATCGAGTTGCTGCAGCGCCTAGTCGGTATCGCTCCAAGTGAACTTTGATCTGCGCCACCTCTGATCATCAGCGCATATTTGTTTGCCATGGAGCGAGCAGGAGCGGTTCTGCGTACTTCAGATCTCAGCTCCATCTCATGCAGATACTGGTATATGCATTTCTTCTTTCGCGTATATCCAGCCGCCATAGCCCTTTCAGCGATTTCATCAAGCGTCATTTCCTCACCTGATGCCATCGCTTCGATGATGTAGTCACGAGTAAATTTATCGGATGCGTATCTCACGCTGCCTCCTGCGGTTTGCGCAATGACGGTTGCGGTGTCGTGGTTCCTCTTCTTACGCAGCGTATGCAGTACTGATCATCACGCTGCGCGTACTGGCCCATGCTGCGCACGGTCTTGCAACCGGGGCAGTATTTTCGTGCGTCGTTAAGCACTTTCATTTTGCCGCTGGAGTCGTGGAAGGATGGATCTATGTATTTACTCATGCTGCCTGCTCCTCGAAGTGATCCCCCATGAATAATGCGTTCTGTTCTTTTTGTACTGGATGCCGTTTTCTGTCCCAAAATGTCGGAGATTGGTGGAACTCGATCCGCTCTCGCATAATTTGCGCTCTCGCCTCTTTCGTCATCGGCTGATATGTTCCTCGCCAATTGGAGTCAATGCCTACGTTCTGACCGATATTCGTGCTATCTGCGGAAGCAAATGGGAACCTCGTAAATACCTCTGGATTAAGCATGCGCAGTCCATGCAACTTGCATATCGGCCTACCATGCTTGTCACAAACCACGTCCATCGCTTCACGCATTCGGTTTTCCCATGAAACAGTACCTACCTGAGCGAACTCGCCTGAACTGCCAAGGCACACTCTCGGCCATTTCAATGCAAGCCGTTCAAGTCGTGCCATACTTTCATGCAGATGCCACACAGGAGAACCGATATGCGGCGCAGAGTCTTTCCAAGGCCATTCATCGATAAGTTTGTCATTGTCATCTTCATTCCCGTCAATCACGTCAGGAATGACGGCAAAGTCAAACGATGGATATCTGTGCAATTCAGCAACCCATTCGTAAAACGGGGACCAGTCCGTTATGGGCTCACCGCTTCTCCATGCGGAGAATGCGCCGTTATCCACTGCAAAACTGGATGCGACTTCGAGAACCAATCCGAGTTGATCAGGGCGACGAAATGAGACAAACGCATGCCCTCCAGTGATTGCCCTTGCCGCAGCTGTAGCAGGCGTAATCGGCAAGCCGTGATAATGGATCATGCTGGAGCCTTTCTGTATGTGCAGGAATCGCCACTGGATGCGCGTCGCACTGTCACCGCCGATACCGGCATTTCTTTTTCAATCGCGTCATGGATAAACACGCACAGGTTTTCCAGCGTAGGAGCGCCAAGACCTTCCACCTCGTCGAGAAATCGATGATCCAGTTGGCTACGCACTTTCTCTATCGCCTTGCGCAGATAGAACAGATCAATCGTTTGCCGCTTGTTCTTCGACAATTTGAATACGGTCAGCATTCCGTCTGAACCTCTTTCACCTTTCACGGTCACTGTGGCTTGATAGGTATGACCATGAATACGACGACTGGCCTGATATTCAGCCAATGGCACGGAGCGCGTCAGCGTATGGGCTGCATCAAAGTAGAACTCTTGACTCAACTCGAACGTGCTCATGCGGCTTCTCCTGAAAACAGGCTGAACTGCGAATAATCCATATCAGCGCTCATTGTCAGCCTCTTTCCACAGTTCACGCGCCGTCATGCCGATAGTTTCAATGCCGTCCTTGAACAATCGGACCTTTTCCTGCATTTCGATAATCCGCCGGACAAGGTACTGCTCCCGCTCTGTAGCGTTGGTGTCGTTATCCACCATGCGCACGACTTCAGAAATTGCCAAAATGTCCGAGATGTATTGGCTCATGTCTCATCCCTTTCCTTCTGCGCCTCAATATGCTTTTGATACCCCTTGCGTGCCGCTTCTTTCCATGGATGCGTTTCTGGCTGGCTGCTATAGACTCTGTGCTTCTTCGCCTTTGTCTCAGGCTTTTGCGGAACAATGACCTGTTCCGCCTGTTGCGAAATGTTATTCATATCCAACACTGCCAACCACGGATCTATCGGTCTGCCGCGCTTACTCTGGCATTTGAGGCGAAGCATTGCTCCCATCTTTTCTGCATATCTTTTGGCGATTTCAGCCCTGTCCTGCTTTGGTACATCCGCATCGCGCAGATTGCCGATTCGGTAGAGAGGAGTCGGCTTGCCGGACGTGCCAATGTGCATATCGTATGAGTGGACATATACGAACTTCTTCCGCTTTGGATGCTTCAGCGATGGTCGCATCAGCCAGATTGCGGATTTGATGGTTTTCTCATTACGACCAAGTATCTCTGCCAGTTCAGCAACGCCAAGAGGCATCTTTGGATGCGCCCGCAGCGCATTCAGTATTTCTTCGCGCAACGGCGCTGGATATTCCCGCTTCTCTTTTTTCATCGGCTTCGCCGATACTGGTTTCGGTAATGCCGTTTGCTCGCCCGGAAGATACCAATCTGGAATTGGTTTGCCTTCAATCCAGCCGAACAGATGGGATTCACGCTTCGTCCAGCCATCTTTATGGATGGTCAAAACCTGTGCATATCCGGCATCGACAAACAGATGAATGTATTTCCTTGCGCATGACTCGGATATGCGTACTTCCTTTGCCACTGAAAACGCGGTATTCGGTCCTTTCTGCATCGCTGTTGCAACGGCAACGCAGATTTTGCGGATGTTCCTGTCACGGAAGTTCGCGTACATGGCTCAGATCCTCGCCGGCATCGTGCAGATCAGGCGATCGCCATCCGTCAACCGGATTTGCGTCGTTGCCATGTCTTTTTTGTCGAACTCGAATGTCAGCTTGTCGCCAGACAGAGCCTTCAGAAACGCTATGAAATCCTCGTAATACGCGCCGAATACGAATGGCTCACCCTCGTACTGGAATGGTGCTGTGGCCTCGTTTTCAAGTCCTACAAGGCTGACTACGTTCGACTCTCCTGATTCGATGCGCACCATGCCACGAACCTTTCCCGAATCGCAGAACGAACTAACGAATGAAATCGCTTCAGACAGGCTTTCCCGCGCCACGGAACCGGAGTTCGGCAGTTTCTTCGTGATCACTGGCCGGATTGCCATCGGTTTATAGGGCGAAGTCTTGAACAGCGCAATCGCATTAGGCCCGCGCAACTCGATCTGTTCTTCACGCACGGTCAGGGTTTTGAATGCTCCTGTCATGTGACGCGCAGTATCGACGGGAATGCAGATGCCGAATGCCGGCGCAATGTGGTTGAGCGTCTGTACTCCAAGGGATTTGCCGTCTGTCGCGAATACCTCAATGGTTTCGCCGGTCGAGTTGACCTGTACGCATTGCAATTGCGGCTGGCTTGGATTGATGCCGCAGAACTGCGAAGCAAATGCAATCTTGCTGCCAAGCGGTTCCCATTCGATTTCGGTGATCACGTTTTCGGATTTCGTCATCATCGGGAAGTCTTGCGCTTCAAGCGTATTCAGCCGCGTCTTCGTGTCGCCAAATTCCAGTACTGCCTTTTTCCCTTTGATCGCCAGCGACACATCGGAATCGCAGAACTGCGCGAATTTCTTCAGCGCCACCGCATCGACGCATACGGCAAATTTCTCCGCTTCGACGTTGATCCAGTATTCGATTTGAGAATCGATATGCGATGCGGTGAAAGTGAGCTTTTTGCCGTTTGATTCGATCTTGACGTGGGAGAGGATCGGCAGAGTCGATTTAGCGCGTGCAAATGGCGTAACAGCGTCAACAGCGGATTTGAAGTCGGTTTTTTCAATGATCATGATTCGTTCCTGTATGGTTATAGGTCCGCTTTCATGCGGCATCTTGTGAATATTTGCTATCGCCCTGAGAGAATGGAGAATGCTGCTGCAGCCACTCTTGAAACCTGTCCATTGCCAATGGCTTTAAGTCTGTCCATCCGATAGGCCACGCCATCAGCAATTCGCTGAACTCCGGATTCACCGGGCCACCGATTGCCCGCCCAAGCGTGTCTAACTGCAAAACGCCGTCTCTGTATCTCTGCACCCAACCGTCCTTGTAATCCCGTGCGGTCGGCGTAGGCAAAGATCCATATTCGCTTCCTGTCGTGGCAAGCGCCAAGGTCGTCCGCTCCCAGCACTCCCCATTCCGCATCGAACCCCATCTCGGCCAAGTCTCCGAGAACACGATCAAGCCCCCGAGAAGTGAGCATTGGGGAGTTTTCCACCCATGCGAATCGCGGTCGTATCTCGCGAATGATCCTTCCCATTTGCGTCCACAGCCCGCTTCTGTCGCCTTCGATTCCTGCGCCTGCTCCGGCAATGCTGATGTCCTGGCATGGAAATCCGCCAGATACGACATCAACAATTCCGCGCCATGGCCTTCCGTCAAAAGTCGTAACGTCAGACCAAATCGGGAAAGGTGGGAGCATTCCATCGTTTTGTCGTTGCGCCAAAACTTGTGCGGCGTAGGCATCACGTTCAACTGCGCACACGGTTCGCCATCCAAGGAGGTGCCCTCCGAGTACTCCTCCACCAGCGCCTGCGAAAAGAGCCAACTCATTCACATCCCCTCCAAACAGCAACGGTGCAGGCGTGTGCTTTCGGGTTTTCGCATGGCTCATGCCGTACCCGCCTGATGAGTTCCTTTCGCACGGCCTTGGCTATCACTGCTCCCCATGAGCGCTTCGAAGGTGGCGCTTCCAATCCGTTTTTCTCCGCAAAAACCCTGACCTGTTCCGCACGAAACTCAGTGCATTGAGCGGCGAAATATTCGACATACCGGTATGCTTTTGCGCCCCAATCCTCAACAGTCGCATTGGCATGGTCTAGTGCCTGCTGCATGCCGATATCGCGCAGTTGCGCTCCGGAGAACAGGCTGGCTTGTCCAGGCGAGTCGATTGATTTGCGTTGCTTAGTCATCGGGGAACCCCATGCTTCTGGTAGCTGGCATGCGCGGCAGAGGTGGCGACCATGCGCGCCGCATGTTTTCGAATCGCGTCTGCTCGCCGATGTACACCAGCGGCACGACACCTGATGCCCCCTGCCGGTTCAGCGCAATATTCGCTTCGCAAATGCCCTTGTCCTGCGAATCGGGGTTATAAACCTCGTCGCGGTACAGGAAAATGACCACATCTGCATCCTGCTCGATCGATCCAGAATCGCGCAGGTCGGACGGAACAGGACGCTTGTTCGGCCTGCGTTCCAGTTCGCGATTCAGTTGCGACAGCAACATAACCGCCATGTCGAGTTCCTTGGCGAGCGCCTTGATGCCGCGTGTGATGCTCTCGATCTGCGCATTCCGGTTATCGCCTTCCGCTTCCATCAACTGCAGGTAATCGACCACAAGCAGATCAAGACCGCCACGGCGCTTTACCTGCTTTGCCTTTGCGCGCACGTCCATGAGTGTCAAAGCGCCTTGGTCATCCATCCACAGGCTCATGTCGTTGAGCTTTTGCACTGCCCTTGTCAACCCTGACCAGTCCTGGTCAGCCATCTTTTTCGGGTTCAGAAGATGCGGCAGTGGGATATTTCCAAGGCTGGCAAGGTTGCGGTCATGAAGCTGCGACTTCGGCATTTCGAGAGACAGCACAAGCGACGAATAATCGACCGCTACGTGATTGGCGACATTCAGGGCGAAGGCGCTTTTGCCCATTTTTGGTCTGGCAGCAACGACAATCACTTCGCCGCGCCGCATGCCGCCGTTGAGCTTTTCGTCAATGTCGTCAAATCCGGTCGGAATCGCCTTTGGACCGTTGCCGTGGTAGCGCTCGTCAATCGACTCGATGTGTACCGCAAGGCTTTCACGCGCCATCAGAGGCTCGTTTTTCGTCCTTGCTTGCGCCAGTACCTCGACCTTGCTGGTAATGCGGTCCACCAGCGCATGAGAGTCATCAGACGATGATTCCGCCATTTCCTCGATTTCGCGCCCGAGCGCCACAAGACCGCGCTTGATCGCACGATCCCGCACGATGTCGGCATAGCGGGCAATGTTGGCGGAACTCGGCGTGTTGTTCTGCAGCGAGTTCAGGTACACCAGATCGCCGGCATCGCTTCCTGCGCACTTCAGCGCATCGCTCACCGTCAGCACATCCGCAGGCTTGTGCTGCATGACGATTCGCAGGATCGTCGTGAAGATCGTGCGGTGCTCGTGGATGTAAAAATGCTCAGGTTTCAGGTCGCCAATGCGGTCGATCGCGTCGTTGTCGATCAGCAGCGCACCGATGACGAACTGCTCCGCTTCACGAGAAACGAGGCGTATCTCGAATTTTTCGGCAGGCGCGTTCATGAGTCGGTCCTGTTTTCGTAGCGCCCTTCGCGGATCTTCGCGAAGTTCTCAGGCTTGCAGATCCACGGCAGAGCGGCAAAGAAAGGTTTGTTGCCCCTGCCGCTGACCTGGCCAACAAGGAACGGGCAGGTTCTGACGTATTCGAACAATCGTCGCCAGAACTGCAGGTTCTGACGCTTCTCGTCCTCATTCCATCGCGCTCGCAATGCGGTTGCCCTTGCAGGAGTCCAATCGCGTACCTGCGGACACATGGGCAAAACCTCGTGGTACAGGTCGATGATTTGCTGGTGCGGGCAATCAGGCTTGTCAGGTTTTATATGCTTTGCAGCAACATGATTAGCGTCGTCAGCATCGCTGGCGACAAATAACCCGTTAGGGTTATTAGATGTTTTATCTTCTCTTTCTCTATCTCTTTCTCTAGCTCCGCAATCCGGCGCATTCTGTCCATCATTTTTCTGCGGAATGTCCGCATCGGATGCGGACACATTACGGAAATTTGCCTTGCGTTGTGCGTCCATGCAGCGACGTTTTGCGGACGCGCCGTTGTGTTCCTCGAATCTTGCGATAACGATTCCCTGCTCGTCTTGCCTGATCCATCCGATCTCGCACAAGGCAGAACCGAATCCTTGTATGCCGGTTTTTCTGTCAATCTGACGGAGCGTTAATCCAGGCATGGCCCCATCCTCTGAATGCTGATCTGCAGCCGCCCATAACCAGTAAAGTCCACCAACAATCGTTGCTTCCGATTGATCTGTGAGATCGCAAAGGCATGAAACTCGCGGGTCATCCCACAAATTGCTCCGCATCTTGATCCAGTCTCCTGCCATTGCATTACCTTTGTTCCTTTGCATGGAAGCCGCGCAACTGGCGTTCAGCCTGAATCGCTTTTTCCCGTGCCAACTGTTCAGCATTCAGGCGTTCAGCTTCGCGCTCGGCAGACTCGCGATTCAGGAACCCATCGCCGGCAACAGTAAATTCAGCCGTGTGATCGCATGAGTACAAGACCATGTACGTTCCGTCCTCGAACGGGCCTGAGACGAAATGGCGCAGGATCGGCGTATCTGTCACTTGATCATCTCCATTACCATCTGCAGCAACTCTTCCTGTCTTCCGTAGCGAGACTCGAAACGAGCCTTCCATGGATGCACGGCGATTGCCGTTCCATCGTCCTGATGATGCGGACCGCACAGTGGCAGCACTTTCAAGTGGCATCCTGGCTTCGTCCTACCGTCCAGATGATGGATTGATACGTACGTATTGATTCGCCCATCCAGCCGGCACGCGATACAACCGAGCGCCGCCATACGGCTCCACAGCTCTTTCTCGGCTTTCGTCGGCGCGCGCTGTCTGGATTTCATGCCGCCTTCTTGAATGTCTCTTGCAGAAGATCCCGCAGCGCACTGATCTGCAGATATAACGTCCTGATCTTCTCTTCCTTCATCCGCAGTTCGCGCTCTAGCTCGCTCTCTTTCGGCGTGAGCGCATAACCGCATTGGTCTGCCAGATATGCCAGCGGCCATGCGTTTTCGCAGCGGCGCATGAACTGAACGAGTTTGTCCTGCGGGAAGTTGTTCGTCCCCGACTTTATCCTTGACCATGTCGCCGCATCGTTCACTATCGATTCAGGATCTTTGCCGCACAGACGTTTGTCTTCGATGCCGGCGACCTGCTGGCAATTGATGATGGCTTCGGTCATGGACTTGCATCGTGATACCCTGTCAGGGTCGGGAAGTGAAAGAAGTAGGACTTCCTTTGGGATTGTTTCGATCTTCATTTGTGCATGCTCGCTTCGTTGGTTTCTCCGTAAGGTCGAAGCGAACATGCGGCTCTTCTGCAGGGAATGGCCTTGCGCATGGCTGGCTTCGATGTTTATTACTGCATTCATAAAAACATCTCCCTACTGCTGAAAATTATTGTTCTACGTGCTGATCAATGCGGACCAAAACGAATGACTCGTATTGATCGATTCAATTGGGCAAACTACGACCTGACTGATGCAGGTCGTTTTGGTGGCGGTCCAAATACCTCGGGCTGCAGTTCATAGCGGGTAACAAGACCGTTGACGATTTCCTCGACGGCGCGGCAGCGCAATTCGGGAATCTCGTCCTTTTCGCGCCATTTGCAGACGGCTTGCATGGAAATTTGGTGCCCCATGTTGCGTAGCTTTCGCGCCAGTGATGCAGGCCCACCGGCCAGAGCAATCGCCCGTCGCGCGGGAGATAACTGACCAAGTTCGGAGAAATTTGTGATGTCCATATCGGTTAGTCCACCTATGATTTACCGTAGTCTAGTGCCGGTTGACTTAAAAGTCAACGCTTCTTTACTTGAAAATGTATGCTGTCACGTTGACAATGGCAGCATGAAAAAGCCTGCAAAGAAGACCGGAGAACAGTCAGATGAGGCAAAGGCGGCGTCTCTCAAAATGAGACATGCCGTGAACGCGCGCATCCGTACCAAACTGGACGAATTGTTCGAATCTCGCCAAAAAAATCAGACGTGGCTCAGGACGACGATATGTTCAATGGTGGGAGTTGACGATTACGTTTCGAAAAACGCCGTGTCGAAATGGGCGAGTACAGGCCAGGTATCGTTGGAGAACCTTGTTCTGATCGCTCAGGCGTTCGATATATCGCTGGATGAATTAGTCAGGTATGACTATAAACAGAAAGAGGAACCAGCCAAGATCACTCATGGAGTCGCAGAGCCAGCGCCAATCTATTCTGTGCAGGCGACCGGCCAAATGCAGTTGACCTACGTAGCGCCTGATGAGCAAACGCTATTGACCAATTATCGCCAGTCCACGGAGACGGGACGCGATATGATTCAGATTCAGGCGAAGGGCGTGCCGAAGGATCAAAGAATGCTGGATATGGAGAGGAAGACTGTGTTACTTCTTGGGAATGGCATCAAGACTGTAGAATAGGATGCTACTGGCTACGAGGTCGGACCAATCGGGGGTCTTTCCAGCTCCCCACGTTCCAGTTACATATTCCTTAAACTGGTTGATGGCATCTACTGCCCGTCGTTGTGAATCGATCGTCTTCAGTTCGATGTACGTAGTCTCTATTAATTTCTTATCTATTAACTGCGGCTTCTTGTTGCAATTAACGCGGGAATTCGACGTTTTTTGATGAGCTGTGCCGCTTGCTACAAGCTTCAATACTGGCCTTTCCCTGCGCGGGAATTTCTTTGCAAACTCGACACCAGTTTGAAGATAGGATTCGCCCACTTCAAGAGTCATATTCCTATACGACTCAACCAACAGTTTTTCTTTGTCGTTTAAATTCATTTGACATGTCTCCAAGCCAAGTGCCCAGAATAAACCTACGCTATTACGGTTATAGACATCCAACCTAACTCTGTCCAGCTGCCATTTGTTTCATTTGGTTACGTAACTTGTAATCAAATTTGCCTGTTCATTTGTACAGTGACCATTTTATGACAAGAGGCTGACAAAGTGCGCATTGGCGGCAAGAATTTATTTGCTTATGTTTTGCACACTAAATGTGCAATATTTGAGAAAAGTCCATGCATTTGCAAATGTCATATGCATTCGTACGAATGCAAAATTCATCTTAGCTCGAACTGATCAATTGTCCATGACAATGGAGGTTTCGCCATGAAGTCCACGCTTTTAGCCGGTCTAATCGCAGTTACAGCACTGTCAACTGGTGCAGTGCTTGCGCAATCGGATGCAGAGGATAGTTCGCAGTTCGCAGGAGCGAAAAAGGCAGTCATCGAGAAGCTGAAAGATCCAGGTTCGGCCACATTCAAGGATCTAGCGGTTAGCAAAAACAATAAATATGTCGTATGCGGTCATGTCAACGCAAAGAACAGTTACGGCGGCTATGTTGGCTTCAGGCGGTTTGTCGCCTTCGTCTCCCAAGGCAAGGCTACGATGCCGGATACTGCGGTAGTGGACGAGAACATCATTGATTCTATGTGGGGCAAATTCTGCGCAGAGACAGACGGATATGGCGGGCCGCAAACCCGATAATCGCCACTGAGTAACCCTTCACCTCATCAGTAACCCTTTCCTCCCATATTCGAACCAAAAGTAATAAGAGCGTAAATGCATATATGAAAAAAGTATGTATTCGCGCTCAACAAACTCGTCTTTTTTGTAAAGCTACGGTTGACTTTACGCGCCTCTCATAGTTTAATGTCTCTAACGTAGTAACACATACGTTGACCAATAAAGAGACAGCCGGAGCAAGAGATGGCGACCAATAAACCGACAGCACTGAATCCCGCATCACGCGAGGAACTGATCGAAGCGCTGCGCGTGTCACTCGTCTGGATCAAGGGTGACAAGTGGCGCGACGGCGACGCGGTGCAGCGCCTGGCTTGGCAAACCACTCACGACTATCTCAGCACTGTTTATACCAACGCGACAGGAGACAGCCGTGAACACACTATCTAATTATCAGCGCGAACACCTTCTCGAAGCTCTCCGTCGCGATATGCGCAGACAGGAAGAACTTGCTCATACCGATTCTGCCGATGCGTTGTACCACCGTTTCAATGTCCGGTGCAACATCGAATTGCTGGAAATGCTGAATCCTAAATCGCCGACGCTGCCAACGATGCCGGCACAACTGCAGATCGCTGCTTGATTCGCCAACGGAGATACACATGGAAGCGAAGCATTCACAAGGCGAATGGACGGCAAACTTCGTGAGATATCAAGGCGAAGTCGTCGCATTTCATATCGCGCATCCGAAGTTTGGAAGCAGAACATCTATCTGCGTATCTGATACTGATGATCCGATTGACACGATCCCTGCGGAAGAACTCGAAGCAAATGCGCATCTGATCGCTGCAGCGCCTGACCTGCTTGAAGCCTTGCAATGGTTCATGCGCCTTGATCCAACCTTCTGTACCGCATGCGATGAGCATTTAAATGAACTCGTTGAATCAGGAAGCCTCATGGCTATCGCTGTAAAGCATGCCAGAGCAGCAATTCGCAAGGCAACTCAACCACAGGAGTCGAACAATGTTTAACAGACGAGTTTTGCTGTCACTGTCAATAACTGGAGTGCTCGCACGTATGGCGCAAATGTCGCCACCAGTGAAGACAAGCGAGACGGATATAAGTCGCAGCACGAGGTCACGCGTACCACAACCGTATAACCCTAGTGCGCCAGCAAAGATATTGCGCAACTACCGCAAGCAGTACAGCCACATCCTGAGCGAGTACAACGCAGAGAAGAATCTTGCACGTATTGCGGCAAAGCGCAAAAAGCAAGATGACAAGGTATTGCGCAAGGCGGCGTAGATGATTTACCCCGCTCTACTCCAAAGTAGCTGGAGGCCACTAGGGGAAAGTAGTGGCGGTCTTATAACTGATGGCGCACGGGTGCTACTGCGCAAGGACAGGCAGGCTTGAACCCTGTTTGCCAACACAGAACGCGGGTGATGTCCGTAAGCGTGACTGCCGTGAGAGAGCGGCACCAACAAGAAAGAGCGCGGTCCGTGCAAAACCATATCGAACCTTTGCGGCGGGCAGTACGGATGACCGGACGGGCTGCATTTATACGGGGTGATGATCGCTCTTTTTCTTGTTGGTGAATGCGCAGGCTGATGCGCAACGAAACGACTAAGTGGGCAGAACGGCATACGCAGATGGCTACCGTGGTACTCGTTCGACAGGCGAATGGTCGTGCATGCAAGGAGGTAGCCGCCTCGCCGCATGTGACATCGACGCTCAAGCCGGAGATCAGCACCGGCCACCAACCAAGAGGAAGGCCGTGGTACGCAAGCCACCGAGTCGGGGCAGAGCCGACCCAACTAACAAAAATTGGAGATAGTCATGAACACGTTCCTCAATTTGCATAGGGTAAAGCACTTGTCAGTATGGCCTGTGGAGACATTACCCAACGGTGACCGCCTGCAGCGCATTGAGGTACGCGACGAGAACATGAGCTATTTCTCTATCTCGCTGCATCTTGCGCCTGGCACAGAGCCAATCCCGCATTTTGTCAACTCGCCTGTGTTACGGAGCAGGATTCCAGCGCAGACCGATATTGAGCAAGGCTGATCGTGGGCGCTGATTATCGTCAGCAGCAGGAGCAAGACGAGCACCAGCAATACCTTGAACAATGCAATAGACACGCCAATAACATCACCGAGACCATCATGAAATTCGAGAAAGCCGTAAGGAAGAGAGCCAAGCTAAGGCTGGCGCTTACCGGACCCAGTGGATCAGGCAAAACCCTATCCGCCCTACTTCTCGCTAAAGGTATTGGCGGCAAGATCGCCGTCCTCGATACTGAGCGTGACAGCGCAAGTCTATATGCATCGCCAATCACGCTACCGGATCGCAGCACGATTTATCCGCCTGATTTCGATACGTTGAGCCTTTCAGCGCCGTATTCGCCTGAGCGGTACATCGAAGCAATCCGTCTTGCAGAGAAAGAAGGATATGCAACGATGGTTATCGACAGCATCACGCACGAATGGAGCGGTGTTGGCGGATGCTTGGAACTGGTTGATGAGATTGCTCGTGCGAGATACAGGGGAAATTCATGGTCTGCATGGAACGATGTCACGCCGCGCCATAGGGCATTGCTGGACGCAATCCTGCAGTCATCTATGCACATCATAGTCACACTGCGGAGTAAGACGGAGACGGCGCAGCAAGAGAATCAGAACGGGAAAAAGAGCGTCGTGAAACTCGGCATGAAGGCAGAGCAGCGCGACGGATTTGAATACGAAATGACAATGGTTATGGACCTGAGCCATGACGGTCATTTTGCTACCGCCACGAAAGACCGGACTGGCCTGTTTATGGGGCGTGATCCTGCTGTTCTGACTGAAGAAACAGGCAAGGCGCTACTGAATTGGCTCGAAACTGGTGTAGAAGCACAGCCAGTTAAGGAGCCGCAACAGACTACGGAAACAAAGAAGATTGATGAGTCTGAAATTGCAGACCACAAAGCAGCGATTGAATCAGCGGAAAGCCTCAATGCCCTATTCAGAGCATTCTCCGCAGCCTATCGCGCCGCAACGACTGTTAAAGACTCTCATGCATTAGCGATCTTCACCGATGCCAAGGAAGCACGCAAAGCAACCCTTGAACAGTATGGGGAGCAGGCGTAATGGACGACCTCTCCGACATTGATCTGATGGTAGCGCGTGGCAAGTATTCAACTGTACGCGCCGAACATGAAGATGCGAAAAAGGAACTGCAACTGCTCTGCAGTGCATTGATGG